TAAATTGTTTTCGGCATCATATTGACCTACGCCGTTCTTGTAGAGTTTGGGTTCTCCATATTTGGTAATGAAATCTTGTTGTAAATCTACAGCACACGAATCATACAATTTGTAGTAATGTCCTTTCGCCAAACTAAATTTTTTCACCACAGTATCCAATGATGTTATTGAATTGTATCCATTCAATCTACACGCAACTTTTCTATCCAAATATACATTGACTATCGCTGTTTTTTCTTTATTCAGTTTTGCAACATAACCCACATTTTGCATTTTGGTTTCCTTGGTTGGTTCTAAATTTACAATAATGGTTGGGTCAAGTTCTCTATCCACCAATAACCATCGGAATCCACAATATATCGTGTTTTCTGTTATTGCTTTATTGATGCTCGGTCGTTTTATTTTGTTGTTTTCTTTCATACACTCGCTTACTGACTCATACACTTTCACTAATAATAATGTGTCGGGGTTAATTTTTTGTAATCTTGGACCCAATGTGACTAATGGGGCATTGAAATTCGTCGTCGTTTTAGTTTGCATAGAATTCAGTCGTTCCACTATGTTTTTATTTGTTTTTTCCAAATCGTCTATTTTTACTGATAATTGTTTGATGACCGAAACCAACTCTTGGATTAGTGGATTGGAATTTTGGTTATCTTGCATTTTCGTCATCAATTTGAGTTTCTCATTCTCCAATTCTAATCTTCCAATTTCATTATCATTAAAATACTTTATGTTTTTACTAATAATATTCAATAGTGTTTGGTAAGAAATATTTTTTCCTATCAAAAAGAGTTCCAATTCGGTTTCGTGCCCTTTCAATGAATTTACTCTATTTCCACGAACAGATTCATGGTCTTTAATGAATGTTTCAAAATCTTTACTTTTATTCACTGTGAAACAATCTAATAACAAACATTCCTCGTATTTATGTTTGTGTTCTTTGTATCTCGCAGTGATGCCTCTACGACTTTCACCAACTTTGATAATATATTGTCCGTTCTCCAATGTCTTTACTTTGATAATATAAAATATAGAACCAATCGTCGCATACTCATTCAATAATATTTTTTCCCTTTCTATAATTTTTTGCTGGGCCAATTTTTGGTCTAATTCCTTGGTTTTCTGGTCTTCCAAATGTAGTAATTGATTTTTTAGTTCGTCACTTTCTTCTTTCATTATTTCAAACAATATTTCTTCTAATCTGATAAAATAATCGTGAATTTCATCTGCTTTTTTTGTTTCTGCTTTCAAACAGAACTTCTTGAAAGTGTTAATATTTAACATAAATATTTCTTTATTGTGCCCCCCTCTTGTATCTTCATTTGCTCTACCAATTTGGGCGACATTATTGTTTCGCTCACCCGGTCGGCAAAGTAAAGTTTTATAATCTTTGTTTATCGTAAAATTCTTCTCTAACACTCGTTTAGCATTAACTTTTTGACCGAAACCCAACCATTTCCATACATTATCAAGGTCAATAATAAAATCATTATTATAATCGTGGTTCAAATAACAGTAAAAACTTGCCAAAAACATCTGTTGTTCGTAATTGTTAAATTGTTTTTCAACCTTTTCAACTAATTTAGACTGATAATTTCCACTGAACTTGGTAATCGGGTTACATTCAATAAGCTTTACGATGTCTACACTCATTTTATATAGTATATTGGACGGTTTCGTTTATATTGTTTTTTGATTTGAACAATAAAAAGCATTATTGGTAGATTGCTTTTCACTAAAAACATACTAGATGCTGATTGTGTTTTTTTGCCTTGCCAACCGGCAAAGCAAAACTCACACGATATTCGCAGTGGTTTATAAATTTAAAAGAAAAAACACCATTAATATATATATATTTACTTTACAATAATATAGTTTATATAGTATTGTATTATTATTATTTTCCCCAATATCACTGCGTATAAGCAGTGTATTTAATTGGAGTATGCGACCCCCGCCATACCGGACATTACACGAAGGACGTTGTAATTGACGGCATAGACACGGACCTTGGCGGTATTGACTCCAGAGACGGTTCCGGAGGAAAGGACAAGCTGAAGGACAGCGTTATCGATTCTGGAGAAATTACACGTGCCACTGGGCTGGTGTTCCTCGGGGCGAAGGGCGAAGGAATAGACATTGATGCCGGTGTCGGGAGCACGGGTGTGGTGCTGGAAAGGCTGGACAACATCAAAGTAAGAGCCCTCACGCTCGGAGAAGCGGTCTTGTCCGTTAAGCTGAAGCTTGGCGGTGACGACGGGATTCTCACCCCAGCAGTGCATGTCAAGGGCAGTCTCGGCAAGGACGAAGGTTCCGGCATCGGAGAGACCAGCGGTGAGAGTGGTGCCGTCGGTGGCAGACACAGCGTGACCGTCGGCATCACCAAACTCGCCACCACTTAAGAAAGCGGAAGTCTCATCAGCACCGAAGGCACGGACAGCGTTGGGGAGGGCATCAACAGCATCGGTGTAATTGAAAGGCTGGGCGCCAAGGGTCTTGTAAAGAGTCTCTCCACTAACGAGGGAGTTGCAGTAATCAACGTTGGCATCACTCTGGACGACCCAGACAAGCTCCTTACAGGGGTGGTTGAAGTTGAGCTTGATCTTGTTACTGGAGGAACCAACGGACTCGTCGCCGGTGAATTGAAGCTGCTCAAAGAGGTACTCGTGGGGGTTCTGGGCCATCTTTCTGCGCTCGTCGGTATCAAGGAAGATGTAATCAACGTAGAGGGAGGCAGCAACAAGGGACTGTTGGTAAGCGGCGGCGACAGATTTTCCATCACTGAGAGCAGTTACAGCCCAGAGGCACTCACCAATAGGTCTGAGGTCGAGGTTGATCTTGACCTCGTGGTATTGGAGAGCGATAAGGGGGAGGGCAAGTCCGGGGTTACGGCAAAACCAGAACTGAAGGGGAACGTAAAGAGTGGTCTCGGGGAGTGCGTTACGGGGGGCACATACCTGGGAAGGACCACCGGCGGCGGCGCAGGGTCCGTTAACAGCGGCGAATAAGGGTTCGGTGATGTAGGTGAGTTGTGTGGTGTTTCCTACCATCTTGTTGTATCCGCGCTGTTGCTCGGAAGAGAGAGTCATCTGGTTCCAGATGTGCATCCAGTCACCATACTGGCGGTCTATGCGCTGACCTCCAATCTCGACCTCAACCTGAGCGACGAGTTGCTCTCCAATAGAGTCTAACCAGCGAGCGTAGACGGCTTCGTCGGTGCCCTTCATAGATTGGTTAATCTCGGGGAGAGTGACCTGAAGATAGGTCCTGTAGGCAAGATCTCCGTTTCTGGAGATAGTGCAGGTAACACGGCGACCGAAATCAGCCTGGCCGGAGAAAGTCTGCTCAATAGACTCCATGGCGAAGTTAGTGTGGCGTCTGTAAGACACCTTCCAGAAAGTGATCTCAGGAGTTCCTGTAAGGAAAACGTCCTGGGCACCGTAAGCGACAAGTTGCATCAAAGCTCCTCCCATTTTACTAGTATATTATAGAAAAAGAAAATAATTTCAAAATAAACAATAAAATAAACAATAAAATAACAATAAAATCCCCATTATAGTAAAAATATTTAAAAACCCCTAAATAATAAGGGTTTTTAAATTTGAATACGTTTATGCTATTATTATCATAATAATAATAAATAATTAACGACAATGCTATAGACAGCAGTTACAGTATCATATTTTTTTCAATGAACTGTTCTAAATAATCTGGTTGAAATACTTGTTTCTTACCTTCATGCTTCTTTGAAAAAACAAATGAATCGTGTTGTTTTTTCACACACCAACCATCTTGAATCGCATTATATATAAAATTCATTTTAATTAATATTTTACGTTCCAATTCTATATGTGTCGTATTATTTGAAATATGTAAATCCATTTAATAAAATATTTATAATATAATTCTAATAAATTATCGCAATTTTACCTTATTTTCAATAATTAATTAACATAATAGTTATTTAGATACTATGTCACCATGTTATAGAAATGAATAATAAAAATGCTCCGGTAAAAGTGATGCATACCATTGACATGAAACATTGTTATTTATTGAATGAATTCAAAAAAGATGATGAAGATCACATACCCCGATTATTATCACTTAAGAAAACACTGAATGAGAAAATGCGTAAAACAACTAATAAACAAATAGATGAACGACTACGGTTAAAAGATGAAATCAAAGCAATAATAGTTAAAATTAAGGAATTAAAACATAAAAAAAAACAATATTTTTTAAATAATTCAAAACATATTTTCGAATATTTTGAAGATAAACAAACGATTTCTAGTGTTACGGGTAATAAAAATAATAGGAATGTATTAAATTCATTTTTTATAATCAATGACGTATCTAATAATAGTGACGATACGGAAATTAGAAGTAATAATATAGCAAAATATTGGAAAAATGTAAACAATGAAATAACTAATATACAAGATTATGTGGTTCCTACCGATGTATGTCATTTTTGTTCTAATGGTGAGTTTATACCCCGCGACGAAGAGGGTATTATGATATGTAATAATATTAATTGTGGCAAATTCGTTCATTATGTGTTCGACGGTTCCAAACCATCAAATAAAGAACCGCCAAGCGAACCATCCTACACGGCATATATTAGACTCAATCACTTTAAAGAAATTCTTTCACAATTTCAGGCAAAAGAAACTACACAAATCCCGGATAAAGTCATTGATGATATTAGAAAGCGCATTAAAAAAGAACGAATAGAGGATATTCATAAGGAATTAAATTATGATAAGATGCGAGAGATTTTGAGAAAATTGGGTTATAATAAATATTTTGAACACATTCAGTTCATTAATTCTAAATTTGGAATAGTACCGCCAATAATGAACGAACAATTACATGAAACACTTTGTTTTCTATTCATAGAAATACAAAAACCTTGGGCGGTTCACTGCCCTCCAAGTCGCACTAATTTTTTCAATTATACATACACATTATACCAATTATGTGTGCTTCTTGACCAGACGCAATATCTACCGTATATACCACTTATGAAAGATAGAGAAAAACAATTAGAACAAGACCAAATATGGTGTAAAGTGTGCGACGATTTAGATTGGGAATATCACCCGACTGTTTGATAAAATTTTAATATTGATTAAAATTTTATATTGTATTATACATTCTGTATTTACAATCCGCGGGGGAATCCAACAAGGTTGGCGCCAATACCGAAACCGGCACCACCACGAGCAGAAGATGCCATGGAAGGAACGAATACATCGAGAACGGAGAATGTAGCAGCCGCGGTGAGGGCAATAATGACGACCTCTTCAATGTTGAGGGATTTCTTGGGTATCGCATAAGCCGCGATGGCAACCATGATACCCTCAACAATGTACTTAATTGCTCTCTTGACAAGTTCGCTAAAATCAAATCCTGGCATTATATTATATGTAAATAAAATAAATTTATATTTGGCAGTTTTAATTTATTATTATTAATTTATTATTGTTAATTTATTATAGCGTAAAATAATANNTATATATATATATGTCAGGTTTTGAGAGAAAAACATTAAATGATGGATCCACTAACCCCAAATACATCGATCTTTGCGATGAGGACCCTATGATTTCCGGTCAGAAATTTGCCTGTATGTCTTTCGTTTCACCCGAGAAAATTCTCAAACAACGAGAACTTTTCATATTCGAAAAGTTTATTTCGGAGTGGGATTTTACTAAATCTATGATGAAAATGAGTGATTTCGTCAATTTTTTGTCTTATAAATATAACCTAAAGGTTGATGATACGATGAAGGATTTCCAAGAGTATGTAAAAGAAGAGCACGACAATTTAAGAGATACGTCATTAGAGGACGATTGGAAGACATTTATGGATAAGAACGAGACCAAACTAAATGAGGAATTCAACCGAAAGCACGAGTTCCAGACTTCTGTGAGAGGTCTCAAATTGCGTGGTGTTTTTAATACTCAGGAGGAAGCGGAAATGAGATGTAAGAAGATACGGGACTTTGACCCACACCACGATATTTTCGTTGGTCCAGTTGGTATGTGGATTCCTTGGGACCTTGATGCGTATAAGACAGGACGCATTGAGTTTATGGAGGATGAACTAAATCAATTACATAACGAGAAGAGTGTAAATGAATCAAGGGCGAAAGAGGAATTTGATAAACGCGTGAAGGACGCCAAGCGCACGGCAATTGAAGGAAATATTAAAAAG